AACTTTCTCTATACCAAAAGGACCATTCTCTCTTTCCCATCTTTCCATAAATGCTTTTGCATTGTAAGGATCGTAACCTACAGCTGAGATGTCATACTGACACTGCTCGATGTGTGCGTCAATGTCATCGTACACATCCATCATATCGAGAATAGAACCCTCAAAGATTATGAGACTTCCTTCTCTCATGAACTCATCATACTTGAGACGAGTAGCTGCTGGTAACTTAGATAAAGTTAGGGAAGTAATGTAACTTCTAACCTTAACTCCGAAAGTACCGTTTCCAAGAGGGAATAGGAAAGTAAAGGCACAGAAGTCATCACCCTGCGATAAGTCGATACCGAGGGAACATGTCATCTGCCAGAAATCTAATTTTCTCTTCTGTGGAAGTGTCTCTTCATATGTAAAGTAGTATGTATAACCTTCCATAGGTATACCAAATCTTTTGGCCAAAATATCATTTTTGTTTGCCGGTGCTTTTTCAGCTCTTTCTACATCGAGTTCATAAGTTTCATATGTTACAGTAAATCCAAGATTAGGATTCGCCTTTCTCCATATTCTCGGATCGTTCTTTCCGAGTTCAACTTCTTCAATATCATCGAGTTTATACCACCAAATACTTACGTGCGGGTTGTTATACTCACCCTTAAGTATTGATGCCAACTCCATTTTGATTGTATCGCCGACACCATTTCGAACTGTACCTTCTGATGATACAGCTATGATAAGGTAGTCGTCATTTTTAGAAGCACCCTGCTCGAGAGTACCTATAACATCTTCTCTGATGTCTCCAGAAAGCCACTCATCGACTGTGTTGATTCGAGAGTTGAGACCCTGAAGTTTATCGATAGTCATTGGTCTGATTTCGCAAAGAGAACCTGTTATGAAATTCTCAATACCTTTCTTTGTGGATACGAGTTTCTGTCTATTCATCTTCGAACCGGTGGTATTCTGTAATGAACCTTCTGTTAGGAACTTATACAGATCACCACGAGCACGAGTAATAGCAGTTCTCATTGGAGCTAGTACTTCTTCTGCCTGTTTCATTGTAGGTGCTGTGTGTACTTGATGAGTAGTCGTTGTGTCAACGCTCAAGAAGTAACTCTGCATGTATGATTCATACTGAGACTTAGCAGCACCTCTCGCTATGATGAGATACTGCTTGTTAATAAGTCTCTTCTTAATCATTTGGTTTTCATAGTGACCAGTAATATTGTCATCCTGAACATATACAGTTCTTTCGACAAAGTAATACCAGCCTAAAACCTGTTCTCCCCACAATTTAAATGATTCCAGTAAACGTAAATCTGAGCCATCAGTGAGAGTTAGTTCGTTTTCACAGAACCTTATCCACCCTTCTACTGCGTCTTCGTCATAGTATACTCCAGGATGTTCAATCAGAGCATCTATTCTGTTCATCTCGGCTGAGATTTCTCTATTAACCAGTATCTTGCCACTGAGGACATCATCTCTAAATTTACCGTAGTATTTTGGTACTGCAGTATTAGATAATGCCATTTGTTTTTACCTCTTTATTTATCTTTTCCTATATTATTCTTGACAAATTCATACATATCTTTGTCAAGCTGTTTATTACTTACAAAAGCATATAATGGTGATTTAGAATCTGTAAGCTGCGTAAATATGTTATTTATGCTATGCATATCCTCGGGTTTAGAATTAACTGCTAATTCCCACCATTTTTGTCCTCTTTCAGCAGTTTTCTTATAATAAGGATTATCCGTTATGTCTTTTAAATTTTCATCACCATATTTTTCAATCATTTTTCTATAAAGATCATCATAATATTTTTCATATTTAAACTGCTGACCCCATTCATACATCATGCTTTTATATGGATTCTTTTCAAATCTAGCCAATGCCTGATTTTCATTTATATGGCTTTGATAATATCCGAGCTGCTTAGCATCTTTATTGAGTCGTCTTTTACCGGCTTTTGTTAAACTTCCATCAGCATTCTGGTATCTTCTAACACCCCATTTTTGTCCGAGGATTCCATGATGACATAAAATTGGTTCATAATTATTCATTTAATAAAATCCTCCTAAGAATATAAATTTATTTAAACTGCTTCTTGTATTCTTCAGCATCTTTTTCTGCTTTCATTCTAGCGTTGATTGAATTCTCTGTAACTTGACCCATATAATCTCCTCCAAACACCATAGCATAAATTGATGCTCCAATAAAGCCTCCAAGTAAACCTCCTAATGTACTTCCAGCATTAGCTTTAACGTATGCTTTTGCTAGCGGCTCTATTTTATCTTTATCTTGTAATATTTCATCAAATCTTAGATCTCGCTGATAATTAACCCATTTTTTTAATAATTTATTAAATTGTTTAGAATCACCTAATTCTGAAGCATCTTTTATTTTTTGCTGCAAATTTTCTTGTTTAATAAGACTTTTATAAGCTAGTTTATCACTTTTGGAAAGTAGATATGATTCATTATTAACCTGTATTTTTTGTTTAAGACCTTTAATTCCTTCTTTTTCAAGTTCTTCTTTTCTTTGTTGTTTATACTCGTTGGAATCAAACTTTGTATATTTCTGACGACCAGCAGCAGTTAAACTGCCATCTTTATTTTGATAACGTCTTATTCCCCACTTCTGGCCTAAGATTCCATGATGCTCTAAGTAATCATCTGTTGTAATAGCTACGTAATCCATAATTGCTACCTCTCTTAGTTTTCAGACTTAGGATCAACAGCAACATTGAGTCTCCACTCGAGCTCTGCGATCGTATTCTTGTATACTTCTGTTACAGTTGCACTGAGAGGTGGGTCAAACATTAACTTTACTTTCATGTAAATATAAGTTTTGACCATCTCCAGTGAAGTGTCGCTACCTAGAAAGTCAGCCCAAGTTTCAGTAGCTCCGGTAATAGAATAACAGCTATCCGGACCTACGCCTAACTGATTAAGTAGCATTAATACAGTATTAATATGTATTATCAGGTCCTGATCAAATGCATCGTATTCTGCATCTATACCCAATAACTTTTTAATGTCATTTAGTATGCTGTTATTCATTGTTTATTACCTTCTTATCTTTTATTTCTTCTTATTTTTCTTTTTATCATCAAAACTAATTTTACCAAATATTGTTATTGGTTTAAATTGTTTATCTCCAAAATATGCTGCAACTGATCCTGCAAAATTATACATATTAACTGCCGACTGTCCTAATTTAACTGTAGTATTTACATATGCAACAACATCTTCTATTTTTCCTTGCAATTCCATCTTTTTATATCTTTCAAGATTTGAAACTTTTTGAGAAAGAACTTGCTGTAAGTTGTATCTATCCAAAATATCCTGTATATCTTTATTAGATAGCTCGTTTTTATACTTAAATGCCTCTCTAACATCAGCAGTCTTATAAATTTTGCTTTTTTTCTTGTAGTCAAGAGTAGTTTTCTTATCTACGACTTTATTAGGATCTATTTTTTCTTTCTTTTTAAAAAGAGTGAATTTCTTTTTGGGTGCATCTTCTCTCTTTTCATCTTCCCTTACTTTTCTTTTAAACCATCCTTCATTTGCATTTTTTCTTTTCTGAACGGAGGTCATCTGATCTAGTTTTAAAGGATATGGCGGACCATTTCTCACGCCATGTTTTTGTCCATCAACTCCATGATGGCATAAATATTCATGTTCTGTGTAAATCATTTTGAATTTCCTCCTTTGAAGGACTTAATCTTCAATGTCTTTCTGCTTTTTATTGTATTTGATACCGTTATATACATAATCAACAACATCTGGAACTCCTCTTAAAGCAATATCTGCTGATCCAGTGAGCCATCCAACTAATATAGATTTACCTCTATTAACATTATTAGCCGTTAATCTATCATAGTTTAATGTTCCATAGCCGCCAACTAAAAGATGTTTTAAAAACTGCTTTCCTAAGTTCTGTGTCTGAATTTTTTCATTTGTTGATGTTTTCTGCCAAGGATACAAAGCTTCTGCTGCAGATACTCTTGCTTCACCTTTTGTTTTCTTATAATCATTTTTAAGAGATCCAAACTGCTGCTTTCTTTCCTCTTTAGAAAGACTATCATCATTATTTATCTCATTTTTCTTTTCTTTATATAGTTCTTTTATCTCTTTTTTATCAGTTCTGTATCCTTTATTAATACCAACACCAATAATTCTTTGACCAAGCGAAGTATTTGTTAAACCTCTTCCAATAACTCCTATTGTTCTATTAGTTCTA